TGCATAAGCCTCTCCCTTCAGTCCTGTTATATTTACTGCACCTATGCTTTCCGTACATCTTCCATCAGGTAGGGATGCTTTAGATGTAACCTGATAAACTCCTACCGATTCAATTAATTCCCTGCTTGTAATTAAATGGCTAACTGAATGCAATTTATTTAGCTGCTGAGTGCCTGAACGGGTACAGTACAATACCTCTTTGCCATTAAGCCTTAGTATATCAAAAGGCTTTGTAAATGGGTCTAATCCCATACGTTCGCAATATCCATTGTAGTACCTGACTTTATCAGTAGCTGATAGTTTTGATAAATCCCCGTTAAGGATTAGCTGTGATACGACATTACTCTGAGTCGTAATCTCCGATGGTTTCTGATTGCTCATCTTGATTGTGTTTTTTATTTAGATAATTAAATGACTTTCGTGTGATTTTGTAAGGCTTGTCTGCTCCCATCATTGAAGGAACTTGGAGGTATATCTTCCATTCTTTTTTAGGAGATAAACCATAGGTATGAACCCATCTATACCGCTGTTGCTCAACACCTTTGTAGCTTCTTTCTACATTGGCAAAGGCTTTCTGTTCTCCTTTTACCTCCAAGACCATTTCTATTCTTTCGTTACTCATGGCAAATAGTATCATAAAGGTCAACTTCCCAATCCATTTCATTAACATAGGCATCAATGCACTTCTGTTCTACCAACTCATATACCTGATATTGATAACCTGGCTTAAGATTAAAGCAATGCCACCCTGGAAATAGTATCTGCTTCATCAATACCCGAACCTCATCACCATCATCATCAATGATAGCTGTGGCTCTAATCATAATGTCTTGGATTCCTAACTTCTGCCAATCGGCGGGGATTCTGACCTCTGTGGTGATTGTTTTCTTTCTCATTTTGATTGTGATTTGTTTGATAAATTTACAAATTTTCTGGCTGATTTTCCTTTAGTGCTGCAACTATTTTTTCAATTGTTGCAGGTTTTACTTTACCATTTTCTGCCCTGAAGATTGTGAGTAGATGCACTCCTGCTTTCTTTGCAAGTGCTGTCTGACTGAGGTTTTTTGCTCTTCTTTCTGCTTTGATTTGTTCTGCTGTCATTGGTTTGGTTTTTATTGTTTATTAAAATTCTTCTTCTGCTTCTAATTTCTCTACCCATTCGTAGATGGCATCAAGGCTTTCAAAGTTGCTCAGCCTTTCTTCTATTTCTTCCCCGTTCATGGTATCTGTGTAAAGCACCCATACATCATTCCTATTCAATCTGCAATCTATTGGCATATACAAAGTAAAAGGATAATCTTCTGACCAGAGGTATGTATAACCTGAATGTGGGTTAACATCTATCTGACCATATCCGTCTAACTTCATTCCTAATTGCTTAGCCTGTTGTACTAAGTAAATTGCTTTAGTTAATTCCCAGCCTGATAATTTTTGAAAATCTAAGTTCATTTTGATTGTGTTTTAAAAATTAAAAATTAAGGTTTCCTGCTAAAATTAATCCGAATGTCATAACCAGTAAGACAATCATGAGGTAGGTAAAATCTTTGTTCTTCATTGTGCTTTATTTTTGATTGTAAAAAAGTAAGGTGTAGGATGCCTCGCCCCATGTTTGATTACCACATTATGTAGTAGGTATTGTCTTTATTGGCATGGATGTGACCAAGTGTCATGCCGTCATACCATCCACCATTAACACACCCCCTACATTGTGACTTAATCTTTTCTGCACTTTCAATTGTCTTAACTGTGATGCTATTATAGCATACACCACTATTCCCTGAAATAATGTCCTCACAGGGAATGCTAAATTTTTCTGCCAAGTAGTTGTGGTAATCTTGGTCTTTTGTGATTTTTTTCATGTTGCTTTTTGTTTTAATTGTGATTAAATGAGGTGTAGGATGCCTCGCCCCATATTTGTTATTTTTTCAATTTGAATTTCATTTCATCCCAATATTCACCTCCTTCGGGAGTCCAATCAAATATAAATAAACTCATAAGTACATCAGAAGAAGAGTTATTAATTCTGCACATCTTCTTGATTGACCTATTGTAATTTAAAGCATATTCTGTAATCTTAATCATTACATCTCCGCCTAAATTTTCAAGTACATCGTTTGTAAATTCTTTGACTTTCATTTTGTTTGGTTTTAATTGTGATTGTTAAATTGTTTATCAAAGATAATACTTTTATCTAAACTGCAAAATTTTTTTACAATTTTTTTTTATCTTTTTTTTACAATAATCCTAACTGATTGATTTACAATTAGTTATAAAAAAGAGGCTCAAGTAGAAACCTGAGCCGTCGTCACAATCAAAACTATGCATGAGTTATTTAAGCCTCTATCTTTCTGAATCCCTGCTTCCAAAGCAGCCTTGCCATTGCTGTGCTTTCCTTTCTGACTTTAGCTTCCGACCATTCGGGATGCCTTATATGCATGAATTCATGCAGCAAATATAGCAGATATCTATATCCCTTCAAAGATGAATCTAATTCAATAGTCCCATCGGAATGAGCCAAACCCCATACCTTTTCCCTGCCCAATGGTCTTTTGATTATCTTCATCAACCATAAATAGCATTTAAAACACTTTTAAGGCAATTTCATCAGGTCTATCATCCATCTGAATGTCTATCTTATTTCCACCCCTAACCTTCGCCAAAAGCCTTCTGAGAGCCTCTACATCCAATTGCAACTTCATTAGCTTATTCACAAGCCATGCCTCCTGTTGGTCCAGATTCATTTTATCAAATGTTTTAGGGATTTTCATATTCTTTCTCTATTAATATTTCAAGATAATGCTTTGCCTTCTTTAAATCTTCCAAACCATTCTTCTTTTTATGCCTTAGGATATATTTAATGATATTGCCTTCAATAAAAGGTATATCATTGAAATAGATGAAATCTATTGGCTGAATAGCCATCTTCTTATAATGGCTTCCACCCTCTTGATGGTCTAATGCTTTACTCATAGAATAACACCTTTGAAGATTCTTTTATTCCTTACTTCAAAGTTATCGCCTTCTATGTCAACAATAGCAAAGCCATGATTATATTTATTTGCTAAAGGTCTATATGTAGGATTTAGTTCACATAAACAGCCAATAGACCATGTAGTGACTAATTTACCATTCATATCCGTCTCAGTATGTTCGGAAGTTTGATGTGAATGCCCTTGCATGGCAGATACTTTACCTCTCATATACAATCCCCTTGCAATGTTTACAGGACTAAAAATACCACCTCCAAATTCATGACCATGAATAATGTTTAAATCACCTGCCTTCATTACTCTTTTATCCTTAATTATCTCAATGCCGTTTGCCCTTGCTTTGATGATATTGCTAAATTCAAATTCCTCTACCCCTACAATCTCATGTGCCCTTCTCCAAAGAAAATGCTCATATCTTTCACAATGGTTTCCCATTTTATAGTAAACCTTTGCTTTAAATGTTTTATCAAGGATTTCCATGAACTCTTTAAATGCAGCCAATTCATGAGCAAAAGACCTGGCTTTAGGGTCTTTCTCAAATTTACTTAATCCAAAGAAATCAAGTACATCACCATTTAACAATATAGCATCTGGCTTCTCTTTCTTTGCATAATCAAATGCAGCAGTTATAGCATCAATAGAATGATATGGTATATGCAAATCAGATAGAACGAGTAAACGCTTTGCATTCAATTTATATGGCTCATATATAGCTTCCTCAGATTTCGGTAGGTTGTACGGATTCTTAGGTCTTTCTTCAACAACCATTCTCACTCTTACTCTTTTACTGCTTTTGCCTTCAATTTGCCTAAGTACATCTCTTGCCCTTTCTGCACTATTAAACAGCAAAGGGTTGTCTTTATGCATAATCCTTGCAAGTTTAAGGGTAGGCATATCCCACCCATACTTATTCCGATAATCTTCTGCTATGTTTGTTTTGCTGAACTTTGGATTGTTAGCCATATTTATAAGGGTTTGAAATACAGATTCGCTTCTGCCTCTCGCCTCCTCGTTAATCCTGCCAATACTTTTCCTGATGCTTTATTCCATTTAAGAAACTCTGCTCTTATAGTTGCATCATTAGGATTAGCATTTACCTTCCTGAGCAATGTGCTGCTCTTTAAATTACCGATACCGCAGTTATATGCAAATGAAACTAAAGCAGCAAATTGATTATCATTTATATCTTTTTGAATACAATTTTTTACTTTGACAGCAAATGAATCAGCGATTAATTCAAAAAGAGAATCTGCCCTTTCCTTGGTAATAGTATCTGCCATTTTAACAGGACTGCCATCTTCATAGAAAGTATTGCCGTATCCGATAGTTTCTTTATTTGCACTGCATTTATATGCATTTAACTTCAGACCTTCAAAGGATTTAATCAAATCAGCACCCGCTTTATTTAATTTCATTTCTTATATTTTAAGAATAAGTAAACACCTATACCGCATATCAAGAGCAGTAGATAACCAAATGTTTTATTTGCTCTTTCCTTCCAGTTTAATCTTTCCTCATTAGCCTTTATCAAATCTTCCTGCAATAGCTTTATCCTTGCATTATCTACTACCACAGATTTAACAGTATCACGAATAGTTACTTTTTTTGTTACCACGTCCGTCTTCCATTTCGTTATATAGGTAGTATCATTTACCACTTCAACTGTAAATTTATCTTCTATTAACGTTAATGTATCTACCATAATAGTAGTATCGCTCTTAGTTATTATGGTCGTATCATTTGCACAATACCCTGCCTTTACCACCTCTTTAGCAACTTCATCAAACATCTCTCTATTGCTCAATACTTTCTTAACAGGGTTGCAGGATGTAAGCCATACTGCTAATAAGGTAAGCAGAAGAAACCATAAGCATACGGCTATCCAATCAATTTTTATCTTCATTCTTTTTGAATATTTTTTCTACCGATGTTAAACCTAAACAACCAAAAGCAAGGGATGCAACAGCATAAACCAATGCTTCAGATGGTTCAGTAGAATGAAAGGAATTATGATACATAGTAACGCAAAGCATTACTACACAAAGAAAGCCGCAAAGCCTTTTCATAGATAACCTGTCGTTATCCTCACAAAAAAATTGTTTCATTTAGTTATATTCTAAAGAGTCAATAAACGTAATGCTGTCAACACTTACTCTTTTCCTGCCCCAAAAGTTTGTCTTTTCTTTTATTATGATAGTATCATGAATGTATATTAACTTGTTTTTTTGCTGCACCTCTTTAGCTTCATCCAGTTCCTTCTTTAAGCTATGTATGTTTTCAGCAATTCTTTCTTCTTCTTTATGTATGATAACATCCGCTTCGCTGATAGCCTCCTGCACATCTTGAGTCGTAGCCTGGCTCTTTATCAAAACAGAATCTGTTTCATAAACATAAACATCCTGCCCTTTCTCAGAGCAGGATGCCATAAATAATATCAAGGTAATCCACCTCATTTTATCCTTCCAAGTTCTTGTAAAGTTGCAATTCTGGAAGCAGCAGCAGCAAGTAATGAATCTGATTTTTTCAGTTGCATAGTCAAAGCATCAATCTTTGCTTCCAACTTTTCAATCTTCACTCCCTGCTTTTCTATCTGTTCATTGTAGGTAAATTTATTATCAATGTACAAATAACCGATAGCAAGTACTGCCATAAATAAAACCCCTTTTACAGGCTCTTTACTAAACTCCGAAAAGCTAATTGGTAACGGATTGACCTTCGCCTTCATTCTCTTTTAACAATTTTGATATTTCTAAATTTGTGTCCTGCAACTTTTTCTGCAAGTATTCAATCTGTGCAAGGATGTCGTAGGCTTGTGCTTTGAGTTCTGTTAAATTCATAATAGGTATTTTTACTTAAATAGATATTTTTAAATTATTGTCAGGTTCAACTTTCCTGCCGCCCAATCATAAGCCCATGTGTTAATATCCACACCGCTTTGATTCCCCCAATCTTGATAATCTTGTCCATCCATTCCAAGATTCCCCACGGCAATAACCGCCCCTTGTGTAGTGACATCATTACCTTCTGCGTCTTGGGTAGTTACATCCCCTTCTTTTAGTTCATAGTAGAACGTAGCGGATGTTTCCAAGTCATCATTGATAGAGCGAAGCGTGAACTGCTCCGCTACTTTTACCATTCCATTTACCCAGATATTAACGGGTTGAATTTGCTTTGCCATTTGTTTTTATATTTAATAGATGATTAATTATTAGGTTACCGTAAAGGTTTTTGTCACTCCACCAATTCTTATTTTCAAATCTGTGCCATCAAACCATATATCGCCATTGACAGGGGATGTTGGTGCTGTGCCTGATGGGATGCGAATAGATGCACTTGCGGTTGATGAGGCAGCCATCACAGATACACCTGCACTCACCTCAATCGCTCTCCAATCCGCTGCACTTGTCAACGTAGGATTGATATATAGACCTCTGGTGATGCCATTTGCACCACCCGTTTGATTGATGGTAGGTGCTATTCTTTGAGCATAATACCCTGCACTTGCACTTGTAGGAGCGAAGCCTTTAACAATAGCAAACACAGTTGATTCTGTTGCTGTTGCTGTAAAATCAAGTCCTGTTATTGTTAAGTTTCCAGTCGTTCCTTGAGTTGTAATATTACTATTTATAGAAATACTACGACCACTTACCTCTGGAGTTAATGGACTTGATGAGAATGGATGTATAAAAGTATATGTACTGCCTTGACTACCTACAACAATAGAACCATCATTCAAAAACCTATACAAATTTGATGGAGTACTATTCCTTATAGTTAAGGCTGCTGTTGTGTTTGTTGCGCCACTACCATACATTATACTATCCCCCGTCACCTGCAACTTCTGCCCTCCATCTGTCGCACTGCCCAGAAGGAGGTTGCCTTGCATAAAGTTTGAAGCAGTTCCTGCAGCATAAAAATTCCACCTTCCAGTTGCAGATGATATGTCACCATAAAACCCAAATA